TTATTTTGCTAATATATTCAAAAGTTTATTCAGTTGATTATCTTTTTCAGCTATCATTTTTTTATAGTCTTCCAGTTGGTTCTTGCAGTCCTCCAATTCTTTTTGTAGTTGTTTTATGGTATTGTCTCTTGTACTGGAACTTACACTGTTATTATTTCCTTTTCCTATGGAAATATTATTATTTCCTGTTGTGGTTTGGGTAATAGTGTCAATATTTTTAAGCATTTCGCCATTTCCTAATATTAGCCATTCAGGATTAATTTCGGGGTATTCTCGTAAAATTTTCTCAATTTTATCAGACCCTACACTATTGTTATCTCTCAATATTTTGTTAAAATAGCTATTTGAAACGCCTATTTGTAGAGAAAATTTATTTATGCTAATACCTTTATAATTAATTATTTGTCTTATTCTATCGGATAAATTCGTAAAATTTTCCATTTTTAATTTGTTTTGTTCGTAAAATATTCTATATATTTGCAAAAAGATTTTAATAAATAATATTTAAAAGTATGACAAAGGTAGAAAATTTATCTGAGATGTTTCAGATATGCGAGAAGAAAAAGATGTCTTCGGACTCACTTTTATTGTCTGATATTTTAGGCGTTCCCCAGGCTACGGCTTGGTCTCGTTATAAGCGAGGTAATACAGCTGCGGTTAAGATAATGTATAAAATCGTAACAGGCAGGGAGGAACTTGTAGAAAAGATTAAAAAAGAAGTAGAGAACGAAAACAAAGACAAATGAACCTATTAGCAGACGATATTATCGTAAGGAAAAAGAACGCCATTGAGAGCGTTTGGCTTTCTCAACGGCTGATAATGGAGGTTTGTGAGGTTTCAGAAGAATATTTGTGGAAAGTTCGTTCCAAATACAAAGACAGCGTACGGGGCACCTATCTAACAGCGACCTATTTGCCCAATACAGGCAAGGCGTGGCGTTGGGCAAAGGTAAAGAATAGTTTTTACTATTGTATAGATAATATACCCGACCGAGCTCCTACTCATTACCGTTCGTTGTTTGGAGACACGGAAACACTCAAAAAAGAATGGAAAAACCAAATAACGAAAGAACCCTCACTAATCTAAAAAAAGCGTTTTTTGACTACATAGAAGAGCATTATAAGGACTATTTGAGTTATTATAATGGGACGGAAGAAGTCAAACGCCAGTCGTTAGCCAAATCGTGTAGTGCAGTAGCTTTTATGATGGAGAACAAGAATACTTATCCAGGTACAAAAATGAAGTTGTATAAGGATTTAAGCGTTATTCTCAAAGAAAATAAAATGCAGTATTTACCTTGTAACCCTTTGAAATTAAAGGAGAAAGTGGATATATTAGAGACTACTGACCACGCTATAACGGATATTATCTATCAACCGAGATTAGGGCACAAAGGAGCATTAAAATACGACGACCCCGTTTTATTTGGTTGGTTGCTCCATTTAAGAGCTAATGGAGCTAATTTTAGCCAAATACATATCATACGAGAGTTTTGGAAGGCTTGTGATAGAACAGGGAGGAAAAAGCCGTCTGAAAGATGGTGTAAAAGATTTTTGAATAAACCTCTTACCGATTTTCTAACTGCTGAAAAACGATTTGGGAGCAGTAAAAAGAGTAATATTTATAAATCTTACATTCCTTTTGAAGATGCTTTATATGCTGGGGATTGTTGGCAAATAGACGCTACAAGGGTTAATATGATAGCCCACGAGACCAAAGACAATGAGGGAAATAAGATACAAAAGCACCTAATGGCGGTTGTGGTTCGTGATGTAATGAGTGGGGATATATTGGGATATAATCTAACTTATTCAGAGAATAAAACCAGTTTTGCAAAGGCTTTACAAATGGCAGTAAAACAAGCGGGGTATTTACCTTATGAAATCGTAACGGATAAGTTTCCAGGACACAATACGGAAGAAAATAAGGTTTTAATTAAGCAATTGGAAAGCTTAGGCGTTAAGGTGAGATTTACGCATTTAGCGAGTGATAAAGCCAGTGTAGAGCGTTGGTTTGGAACTTTTCAAAGTGTGGTTTTAATGGGCTCAAAATACTATTACGGTGAGGGGATAACCTCCACCAGAGAGAACGCCCACCGAAGTCCTGAATATTTGGAAAAACTAAGAAAAGAGAGCAAAAAAGCAGGGTTTGACCTTATCCAAGCCGTAGAAGAATGTGAGAGCCTTATAGAGCAATGGAGAGGGTTAAAATATTCAGAGTATAGCCGTAAGCATAAGGGGTTTCATAAAACACCAAAAGAACTGCACCAAGAAAGCGAAAAACCTCATATCATAGAAATAAACAGACTACAAAAGTCTATGTTATTTGATAGGAAAATAGAGACTACAATACGGAATAATGGTCAGTTTCATATAGAAGTAATGGGGGTAAAATTCCATTATATGATAAGCGAAAAACACTATGATGTTATTTCAAATTATCAAAATCAAAGAGTGGTAGTTTCGTATGATATGGAGGATTTGAGTGAGGTATATGTATGGAGAAAGCACGAGCATTTTTTAATCTCTCTTTGTAGAGTACAGGAATTTAAAAAGATTGTAAAATACGGACCTAATGCAGAACTGGGAAGAATATCCCAAGAAAAAGCACGACAAAGGCGTATTAAAGAGCTGAAAGAAGAACAATATAATAAAATTGTTTCAGGAGTTGGGGAAGAAGCTTTATTGATGGGCATACATACCAATAAAATTGAAGCTAACCAGTATGAAGATGAGTACAATGGATTGGGAAAAATTATTCCTTTAAGAAAAGCATCAGGGGACGATTTTGGCGAATATTCCCCCGATGAATTTAATGCAGAAGAGCTTTTAAACTCTTTGAATATTTAACCACTCTTTAAATCTTTTTTAAAGAATAATTAAAATAAATACTTACGATGGCAAAATTACAAAAAAAAGAGATTGTACAAGCAATCCAAGAAGAAAAAAAACGATTGGGAAGCTATATGAGAGTAGCAACCAAAGTAGGCGTGTCGGAAGCAACTATTTCCCAAATGGTAAATAATAACTGGGAAAGTATAGCGGAAACGATGTGGCAAAAGGTAGCCAATCAATTAGGTATGAATGTTCAGCGTTGGAACATTGCAGAAACATTAGCCTTTCAGCAGATAAGCAAGTATATAAGGGTTTCCAAAGAAAGGAGTTTGTTTATGGCGATTAGTTGCAAGGCAGGAAGTGGAAAAACAGCCACTTTAAAAACTTTTGCAGAGCAGAACAAAGGACAAAGCGTGTTTTTTATCCAAGCCAGAGAATGGAGCAAGAGGGATTTTTTAATGGAATTATGCAGGATTTTAGGTGTAGATACAGGCAAAGGATATACAAGCGTAGATAAATTAGGAATGAAAGCAATTGATTTTCTTTCCAATAGAAAGGGCAAAAATCCGCTTTTAATCATAGACGAAGCCGATAAGCTCAAACCCTCCGCTCTCCGCTGGTTTATTACCTTATACAACGAATTGGAGGACGAGATAGGGGTAATCATAGCAGGAACGGAGAACCTCGAAAAAACCATAAAAAGAGGCGTAAAATATAACCTTTTGGGCTTTGATGAGATAGACAGCCGTTTTGGGAGGAAGTTTATAAATGATATTGTCGGTGCAAGACTGGTAGATGTAGAGATGATTTGCCAAGCCAACGGAATAACCGACAAGGGTTTGATTAAGAGTATTTTTAAAGAACTCAAACCCAAAGAGGAAATCACAGCAGGAGGAACAGCGGAATTTATAGATGATTTACGCAGACTAAAAAGAATTATACAAAGAGAATTATTAACATTGGAACTATCATAAAATAAAAGAAAATGAAATCCACCATAAAAAGTGATACATTGAAAGAAATCATTGAAATAGAAGAATTTGCTGGTAATTATTTTCAGGAACAAATAGACGCTATTGATAATCTATTTTATTACTATATCCAAGAATGCTTACATAAAGAACGTGATATTTTAATATCGTGTAATGAAGCATTTGAAATTAAAGAAGCTAAAAGAACATTAAGACTATTGGGACAATATTTAAAAGAAATAAAATGAGTAAAAAACAAACATTTTTAGTCAGTGATGAGAGCGAGAACTCTCACGGGTTCAAAGTCCTTACAGAGGGCATAGATACCACACAGTTTGAGAAAAATCCTATAATGCTTTATATGCACGAACGCCCCACGATTATAGGGCGTTGGGAGAACCTCAGAAAAGAAGATAATAAACTTTATGCAGATGCTATTTTTGACACGGAAAGCGAAAAAGGTAAAGAAGTAGCAAGGCAAGTAGAACAGGAGTTTTTAAGGGGAGCAAGTCTTGGGATTACCTACCAAAAAGAAGATTTAAAAAATAGCGTTTTAGAAAAATGCCAACTTTATGAAATTTCCATCGTGGATATAGGAAGCAACCCCAACGCCCTAAAACTCTATGATAATACAGAAATCATATCTCTTTATTTTGAAAATATGACGGCTCAAAATATCGTAGCCCACGCATTAGTTTCAGAAGATAGAAGTTTTACGGGCATAGCGGAGCAAATAGGACTTTTAAGAAGTGAATTTAAGTATCTTTTGGACTTTAAAAAAGAAGTAGATGAAGATAGAGCAATAGAAATAGAGGCTTTATTAGATATAGCAGTAGGGCGAAAAGTTATACCAGAACATTTGAAAGAACTCCAAAAAAAGGATTTTGAAAAAGATTTTTATCAAGCCAAAAAGAACCTTATTACCGCTATTTTTGGAACTTATCCGTTAAAGACTTTTAGCCCTATTCAAGAAATAGAAAAAACACGCAGGGCATTAGCCAATAAGAGCGGAAAAAGTAAAATAGACTGGGGATTAGAGGAATACCGAAAATTTGCCCCTGATGAATTAGAAAAAGACAAAGAATTATATCAAAGACTTGTAGATGAAGCCTATAAGGAAAAACACACAATAATTTAATTTTTAATATAAATAATTTCAAGAAAATGAGTACATTAAACAAGCAAATTTGGACAGACCAAATTCAAAAGAATTTTTATCCAGCAGTTTCTTTTTTGAGCTATGCAAGGGATTTTTCGCAATTCGTGGAGTATGATATTATCAATATGGCAGAAACAGGCTTTGACCCCAAAGTATTGATAAATAACAAAACTTATCCTATTGCGATAAACGAAAGAGAAGACACGCCACTATCTTTTGAACTGGATTTATTTGAGACGGAGAACACACTCGTAAGAAACCCCGAAGCAATAGAACTTTCTTACGATAAAATGGAAAGTGTGATTTATGGACATAAAATGGCATTACAGACAAGAACTGCAACCAAAGCCGCCCACGCCTTTGCTCCTGATGGAAACTCCGATTTTACCCCAGTTATTGCAACCACAGGCGAAGACAACGGAGAGGGGCATAAAAGACTAAAAGTAGAAGATATATTGAAACTTAAACGAAGATTTGATATATTGGATATTCCAGTAGATAAGCGATTTTTAGTATTAGACCCACGCCACACGGAAGATTTAATTTTAGCAGACTTACGAAGTTTCAAAGATATTACCGACTTTGTGAATGGAGAACCGAGACGATTTGCAGGGTTCAATATTTTAGAATTTACTAAAAACCCAACCTATAACGCCACTACTTTACAAAAAGAGAAATTCGGTAAGGCAAAAGCAAATACAGATACTTTCTGCTCCTTTGCTTTTTCTGGTGATGAAGTAATGAAAGCGGACGGAAGTTTTAAAATGTATGAAAGAATGAACGACCCAGAACTACGAGGCACAGTAATAGGATTTGATAAACGATTTATTGCCTTACCAATCCGAAATAAAGGTATCGGAGCAATAGTATCTGCAAAGGTTTAAAATGATTTAAAACAAGATTAAAGCCCCATTAAATATTCTTTAATGGGGCTTTATAATAAAATTGAAATTATCACTTATCTAATTTAAATAACCTAATTCTGCGAGTTGCTCATTTATTGGAGTGTTAAATATTCTATATAAAGTATCTCGGCTGATGAAGAACTTAGGATAAATATACTTCCTATGTATAACAGTGATAGGGATATTTTGACTATAATGTTTGTCAAATTCTTCCATTATGCTTTTATACCTTAATAATTGATTTATTTTTTTACCTCTGGCTCTTTCTGTAATCATACTCCAAAAATAAAAAAAATAGTTTTATCTCTCCAAAAACTTGTCCGATGATTGGAATTATAAAAGTGTCTGAAAATCAAAAATATTTGCTTTTTTTATTTACTTTTTATTTGCACGATTATATTTTGTACCTTTCTTCGTAGAGAAGAGGGTCAAAATATTCATCCCTATCAGAAGTATCGTTGTTTCTTTTATTAAAGCAAATATTACCTTGTATATCTTTCTTGTTACAAGAACAACGAAACTCTTTAGAGTCAAAACCTGCGTCAGCATTGAGAAAAAGTCCATCAACCGCAATATTAGTTTGTTCAAGGATGTCCGTAATCGTTTCAAATTGAACCTCAATCTCATAAAGGTCGTTATGATTGCCCGCTACAGGATTAGAAATGGCTAAAGGTAAACCTTGNCTTCTGTTTGTTTTTTTAGAAAAAAGGTTGTATAATACGCGCGCTACGCGGGAATTAACTGTGTGTGTGTGTGTGTGTGTGTGTGTGTGTGTGTGTGTGTGTGTGTGTGTGTGTGTGTGTGTGTGTGTGTGTGTGTGTGTGTGTTTACACAATTTTCTGAAACCACCAAATTATTGGGGTAGTTTTTTTGAGAAATTTTTAATATGCTGGTTTCTTGTAACATAATGGCAACAAAGGTACAATATTTTTTTTATTGTGCAAGAGATAAGGAAAAAATATTAATATAGTATCGCCATTGTGCTTTAGCAAGCCTTAAACAAAAGGGCATTACAAGCGTACTTTCAAAATCTAGAAAGGCTTTAATCGTTGTCATGCTGAGCCTTTGGAAATTTTTCAACTCCAAAAAATTGAAGATGACAATAAAGGCTGTCAGACCGAGCGTAGTCGAGGTCTTATATTTGCAAGTTTATGAGGAACGCCCTTCAACTACGCTCAGGACGACAAAAATTAAGTTTATATTTATCAGTAATTTACTGATTTATGTCAATGGTAACTTAGTTCAGCATCTTGCTATTGGATGTTCTATTAACATGCTCAAAAGACCCTGAATCAAGTTCAGGGTGACACGTGCATAAGATTTTCTTTAGGCAGTAAGCAAGAGGCTATATGCTACTCATCACTCAAAACTTATCACTTGCCGTGTGCACCATTCAACTCAAAACTTTTAACTCAACCCTCATTTATAATTTAGCATTTATAATTCATTCACCCCTCATCACTCAAAACTTTTAACTCAACCCTCATCCATTATTGACAAAAAATCCCTAATTTTGGGGTTCCAAATTCTACGATATGTATCTTATTTTTGACACCGAAACTACGGGTTTACCTAAGAATTTTAATGCACCACTTACCGATTCGGACAACTGGCCGAGAATGGTTCAGATTGCTTGGCAATTGCATGATAATGAAGGTAATTTGGTTGAAAATCAAGATTATATCATTAAGCCTGAAGGTTACGATATTCCATTTAATGCAGCGAGGATTCACGGGATTACGACGAAGATGGCGCACGAGCAAGGGCGTGATTTAAAGGAAGTATTGGAAGAATTTGCCGAAGTGCTGAAAAAAACAACCGTTGCGGCAGGACACAATATTGAGTTTGATTATAATATTGTAGGGGCAGAATTTTTACGAAAATCCATGGCAAATGCTTTGGAAGAAGTGCCTTCGGCGGATACCATGATTTTAGGAACGGACTATTGTCAGTTAGGTGGAGGTAAAAACGGAAAGTATAAATCGCCTAAATTGGAGGAGCTCTACGAAAAACTTTATGGTAAAAAGTTCGACGAAGCTCACAATGCCGCAGCCGATGTTAATGCCACAGCGCAAGTCTTTTTTGAAATGATGCGTATTGGTATTATCCCTGCTGACACACTAAAAATTTCTGAAGAACATCTTAAAGTCTACCAACAAAACCATCCAGAGCCGATAAAACCTTTTGCCATTGTCATTAGAAGACAGGTAGAAGGCTTTAATAAAGGTAAAAAAACAACCGATTTTGGGGATATCAGCGAGATAGAGCTTGGGGATTATTTTAATTTTCATAACCATAGTATTTTCTCGTCTTTGCAATCTACCACTTCTATTTCGGATTTGGTTAAAAAGGCAAAAACCAATGGCTTTCCAGCGGTGGGGATGGTAGATTTAGGCAATATGATGGGTGCTTTCAAGTTTGTGTCTGAAGTTGAAAAACATAATGCCGAAGCTAAAAAATCACAACAAGATTACCTTAACAAAAAACAAGAGGCGGAAGAAAAAGGTGAAGCCTTTTCTGAGCCAGAACCTGAAAATAAAGAATTGACTGCCATACTCGGTTGCGAGTTTTATATTTCTGACCGACCTGAGCAAAAACAATTTACCAAAGACGACCCCGACCGTAGAACCCATATGGTGCTTTTGGCAAAGAATTTTGCAGGCTATAAAAATTTAGCCAAACTTTCTAGTTTAGGATATGTTAATGGATTCTATTTTGGAGTACCAAGGATTTCCAGACAAATGGTTGCCGAGTACAAAGAAGGTTTAATTGCTGTAACTTCAGGGATTCATGGGGATATTCCAGATGCTATATTAAATTTTGGAGAGCAAAAAGGGGAGGAGCGTTTCCAATGGTGGCATCAAACTTTTGGAGAGGATTTCTATGTACAACTACAAAACCATCAACTGCAAGAAGAACAGCACTTAAACGATGTGTTACTTTCACTAGCAGATAAATACAATGTTAAAATTTTGGCTCAAAATGAAACCTTCTACACCGAAAAATCCGATGCTAACATTCAAGAAATTGTAAGTTGCATTAAAGATGGTGAAAAACTGTCTACACCAGTTGGGAAAGGTTTTGGAAAGCGTAAATCATTAGGGTCTAAAGAGTTTTACATTAAGGATAAAGAAGAACTTAAACAAGCCTTTAGGCAATATCCTGATGCCTTTGACGCCTACACCGAACTACTGAATAAATTTGAAAACTACCCTCTAAAACGAGATGTATTACTTCCAAAATTTGATATTCCAGAAGAATTTCAATCCGAGGAAGATTTAAAAGATGGTGGCAAACGAGGAGAGAACGCCTATCTAAGACACCTTACCTACGAAGGGGCCAAGGTACGCTATGAAACCATTACCGATGAAATTCGGGAGCGTTTAGATTTTGAGTTGGAAATTATTGCCAACACGGGGTATCCAGGGTATTTCTTAATTGTACAAGATTTTTGTAATGAGGCAAGAAATATGGGCGTTTGGGTAGGACCTGGGCGTGGTTCTGCGGCAGGTTCTGCGGTGGCTTATTGTATTGGGATTACCAATGTAGACCCTATTGCTTACGATTTGCTATTTGAGCGTTTCCTTAATCCTGAAAGGATTTCCATGCCCGATATTGATATTGACTTTGATGATGAAGGTCGGGATAGAATCATCAAATGGGTAATTGAAAAATATGGAAAGTCCAATGTGGCCCAAATTATCACTTATTCTATTCTTGGTGGAAAATCGGCGATAAAAGATGCGGGGCGTGTGCTAGAAGTACCGATTCCAGAAACGAATAATATTGCTAAATTGGTACCCTCAGTTCCGGGAATGAACATCGCTAAAGCCCTATCAAAATACGATAAACTTAAAGATGAAGATAAGGCGCTGGTAGATGAAATGAAAGCTGTACTCAACAATCCACAAGATGAACGATATGCGGTGCTGGATTCCGCAAAGAAAATGGAAGGCTGTATCCGTAACACAGGAATCCATGCGTGTGGTGTGATTATTACCCCAGAGGATATTTCCAACCTTGTCCCAATTTCCATTGCCGCTAAAGATGCGGATATTTTAGTCTCTCAGTTTGACAACTCGGTGGCGGAAAGTGCGGGATTACTCAAGATGGACTTTCTTGGGTTAAGAACTTTAACCATCATTAAAGATGCCATTAAACTCGTAAAACAAAGACATGGTGTAGAAATTAATCCAGATGAAATACCGCTGGACGACGCTAAAACTTATCAATTATTTAAAGAGGGGCGCACCATTGGTATTTTCCAATATGAAAGTCCAGGGATGCAGAAATATATGCGAGAACTAAAACCTACTGTTTTTGCTGACCTTATCGCGATGAACGCCCTGTATCGTCCTGGACCGATTAAGTATATTCCTAACTTTATTAATCGTAAGCATGGAATTGAAGAAATTGTTTACGACCTGCCAGAAACAGAGGAATATCTAAAAGAAACTTACGGCATTACCGTTTACCAGGAGCAGGTAATGTTATTATCTCAAAAGTTGGCCAACTTTACCAAAGGTGAGGCGGATACGCTAAGAAAGGCAATGGGTAAAAAGCAAATCGCAGTACTAGATAAGATGTACCCGAAATTTATAGAAGGGGGTAAAAAGAACAATCTAGACGAGGAAAAACTCAATAAAATTTGGAACGACTGGAAGGCATTTGCAGAATATGCATTTAATAAATCCCACTCGACTTGTTATGCGTTGATTGCTTATCAAACGGCTTATCTTAAAGCCAATTATCCTGCCGAATATATGGCAAGTGTGATGAGTAATAACATTAACAACACAGCTCAAATCACAATGTTTATGGAGGACTGCCGTGCGATGGGGGTAGATGTTCTGGGTCCAAATGTGAACGAAAGTCAGTATAAATTTTCTGTAAATGATAAAGGTCAAATCAGGTTTGGTTTAGGTGCGATAAAGGGAATAGGCGAAGGGCCAAGTGAGGCGATTAACCAAGTGCGAGAAGAAGGTAAATTTAAAAGTATTTATGATTTTTTCGAGCGCGTTCCTGCGTCTCAAATTAATAAAAGGGTAGTCGAGAGTTTAGTTGTGGCTGGGGCGTTTGATGAGATTGATAGTTACCACAGGGCTCAATATTTTAGCGTTGATCATTCGGGTAAAACGAATCTTGAAATTTTGCTAAAATACGGTCAGAGTTTCCAAGAAAGTAAAAGCGAGGTGGAAAATTCTTTGTTCGCCGATTTTGCAGAAGAAGTTCAAATAGAACAACCTAAAATTGCACCTGCTATGGAATGGCAGAATATGCATAAACTCAATAAAGAAAAAGATATTATCGGCTTCTACCTTTCGGCACATCCTTTAGATGAATATAAATTTCAGTTTGATTTTATCCAAGGTCAATTGAGCAAAAAGGAAGTGCTAAATTCTAATGATGGTCTTTTGGAAGTCTTAGAAACCAAAGATTTACAGCAACCAGAACTTTTAGATGATGATGTAGAGGATACTTTGGATTTGGATGTAGAATTATTAACCGATGAAGATGGCGAAATAGTAGAAGAAGAAAACAAAGTGGTAGAGCCGAAAGGAGGCTTTAGTTTTCTTTGTTTAGAGGATTTAGATGCTTACAAAGATCAAATTACCAGTTCAATTAACTTGAATTTATTTAGTGGTAAAGAAGGCTATAAAGAGTTGAAAAAATTCAATACCAATTCCAAAGAATATACCGTTGCGGGACTGATTACGGAATATACCATTCGAGATGGCTATAATAGTGGCGAAAAAATAGCCTTTATTACGCTAGAAGATTATAGCGGGTCTTATAGTTTTAGATTGGGGGACCGAGATTATATGAGGTTGAGAGAAAAAATTGCGTTGCATCGTTTTGTGATTTTTAAAGTGAAATTTGCTTTGGTTAAAGACGGTAGAATGTTTGTGAATGTAAATGAGGTGATTGATTTAAAAGATGCCTTTGAGAAATACGCGAAGTCTTTGTCCATTGTGGCGGATATTACTGACTTAAGAAAAGAGGATTTGGTATTTTTTAAAGATGATTTAATCTCTCATGAAGGCGAACATCAATTGAGTTTTTACCTTAAAGACCCTATGAATAATACAGAATTAGAACTTGATTCTATGCGAGCTAAAGTTAAGATTGATGGGGATTTGATCAAGACGATACACGCCCATCATAAATATGAAATTTATTTGAATTAA